TGATGATCTTCAGGAAAATATTCTAACTGAATACGATAAACCGATTGAAACCACTTCAACACATGTTTATCGTTATTTGATGTCGAATGGATTGAAGAACCTATTAAATAATATTGGAGATTTTTAACATGTATCAAAAACCGATTCCCGATGTTCTGCGTCTAGCAAATGAAATTGAAGAGCCTGAGGATAGAGCAAAATTTCTCAGGCTCCACATGCGTGAAGCAATATTCAAAGTTCTAGCTTGTTTTCATAATGATTCGATTGAATTCGGAAAATTCAAAGATATCAAATATTCAACCAAACATAATAAATCCGGAATTTCTGATTCAACACTTGATCATGAAATGAAAAGATTATATATGTTTACAAAGGATAATGCTCTACCGGAAGATCGGAAGAGGGTCAAATTAACTCAAATTCTTGAGAGCATGTATGCTGAAGAATCAGATTTAGTTTACGATTACATTATCCAAAAGAAGAACCCATATAAGAATCTAAATAAGAACTTCATTAAGAAATTCTTCCCACAAGTCTTATCTCATTCTCTTGATAGAAAGTAGTTTACTTTAAGATGGATGAGTAGTATAATATATAATAGGTGATATGATATGACAATTAAGAATAAGAACCAAATTACATTAGATCCATTTACTTTGAAAGTTCTCGCAAACTTTGCTTCTATTAATAATGGATTGGTTGTCTCTACTGGTAATGAGATTCGTACTATGACAGAAGGGAAAACTGTTTTGGCAGAAGCAACTCTTCCTGACAAGTTTCCTGTAGATTTCGCTATTTATGATCTTCGACAGATGTTGAATTTTATCTCTAGTCTATTTGACAATCCAACAATGAATTTCACATCTAAGTATGTTGAGATCACAAGTGATAACGATCTGACAAAGATCTTTTATTGTAATTCGGATTTGATTTCAACTCCTTCGAAACGCATTACTATGCCTTCGGAAGACATTACTTTTCAAATATCCGATGACACACTGAAGAAGATTGCAAAGTCTGCATCTATTCTTGGGGTAGATGATCTTAAGATCTATTCTAGTGATAAATTTATCACTATTGAAGTTCTTGATAAGTCTAATTCATCGACTAATACTTGGGAGACTAAGACTTCTGGTGAATTCAATTCAGAATTTACAGTATTCATGAAGATCTCAAATTTGAAGCTGCTTGAAGGTGACTATAAGATCACTATTTCTAACAAGGGTCTATCATGCTTCAAGCATATGACTAATGATGTTCTGTATTATATTGCTGCTGAAGCTGACTCTAAGTTCTAAGAGTAGACCTAGTTGAAATTGCCAGACGGTATAGTGATGATTATACCGTCTTTTACATTATGAGGATATTATGAATCGGAATACACTTTGGACAGAAAATTACAGACCACAGACTATTGATGATTGTGTTCTTACAGAAGATGTTAAGAAAGCATTCAAGAATTTTGTGAAGAACAAAGATATTCCAAATCTTCTGTTAACTGGGAAACCTGGTATGGGAAAGACGACGATCGCAAAAGCAACTTGTAATGAACTTGGTTGCGACGTTATGGTTATCAATGCATCTTCGGATGGTAATATTGATACCCTAAGGAACAAGATTCAAGTATTTGCTTCTTCTATTTCACTTTCTGGTGGTCAGAAGATTGTGATTCTTGATGAAGCAGATTATATGTCATCCGCAGTGCAACCTGCACTTAGAAACTTCATGGAAGAGTTCTCTAAGAATTGTCGGTTCATTCTGACTTGTAATTACAAGAAGAAGATTATTGAACCACTTATTTCACGATTAACTGTATTTGAATTTTCAATCCCTTCTTCACAGAAATCTAAACTAGCTTCTTTGATGATGAAGAGAATTCAAGGTATTCTTGAGAAGGAATCTGTAGAATACGACAAGAAAGTATTAGCAGAAATTATCATGAAATTCTTTCCTGATTTCAGAAAGACTATTTCTGAGATTCAACGATATGTTATTTCAAATGGGCGAATTGATGTCGGGGCATTATCTTCTATTCAAGATGTTTCTATTCGTGAACTTATTGCTGCTCTTCGTGGTAAAGATTTTCCTGGGATGAGAAAGTGGGTAAACGAGAATCTAGATTCAGATGCTAGTGCGATTGTTCGATTAATTTTCGACAACCTTGAGAATCATTTAGAACCGTCATCTATTCCTACTGCTATTGTTATTCTTGCAGATTATTCTTATAAAGCAGCTTTCGTAGCCGATCAGGAAATTAATATCACAGCTATGTTTGTGAACATTATGGCAGAATGCTTATTCAAGAGGATCTAACATGCCCAAACTTGGTGATATTCTAAATTCAATTAATCTCACTAAAGACGCAGATCTGATTGATGAATACAATAAATCAGATTACGTTCCATTTCTAATTAATAGAGGACTGTCTTTCTATCCAGAAACAATCTTACACGCCAATTTCCTAAATTCAAATTGTCATTTAGATCGAATTCTACAATATAAATATTATTTGTCGGCGATCAAGAAGAAGAAAAGATTCTCAAAGTGGTTGAAAAATTGTAAACCATCAGAGGATATTTTGATTATATCTAAATATTACAATATATCTGTTAATAAAGTGAAAGAGATATCTGATATGATTACTTCTGAAGATCTGGACAATATGCGAAAATATCTAGATATTGGTGGATCTAAAGGGTCATCCAAAAAAGGAAACGTTGATGAATGACAGAATTACAAATTGGGTTGAGACATTTATAGAAGTCATATTAGATAATCAAGAAGCTTTTTTACTTTGTAAAGAAACTCTAACAAGAATTGGAATTTCTTCGAATAAAGATAGAAAATTATATCAATCTTGTCATATTTTACATAAGAAGGGAAGATATTATCTTGTCCACTTTAAAGAATTATTTACACTAGATAATAGAGCTTCTGGTCTTGATGAAGAAGATACATCAAGAAGAAATACTATCGCGAAGTTGCTTCATGAATGGGGTCTCTTTTCTATTATTGGGGCAGAATATGTTGGTGAGGATGTTGAGACTGGAAAGAAGATCTATCGATATCCAGAGAAGATGACTGTATTTTGTCCTTTGAATAAAATCAAGATAATCACGCATGCTGATAAAGATAACTGGGATTTAGTTTCGAAATATACAATTGGGAAAAAAATATTTTAAGGGAGGCTGTTAAGCCTCCCATCTTATTTTATTTCGATCTCACTTCATATCCAAACTTGCCATCGATACGATCGGTCTTATATCTTGTTGTAGATTCAAGCAGTACAGTAGTAACAGAATCATCTGGCCATTGAGCTTTAAATTTATTGAATTCGATTATTCCATTCATCGGTTTCTTGGTTATCGTATACATTTGTATAACAGTTCCGTTGAGTAATAGACAAGCGAATCTGCTGAATTGAATATCTTGCGATTTGTTTATTACTGCAGAAACAGACTTAGCAATACCAGCAATGACATGAGTAAATGGAGAAGATGGTTTATATGCATTTATATTATCTCTAAGCTTGATTATATTTTTTGTTAATTTTAGATTTGGATCTTGTTTCAACTTTTCTACTAATTTTCGGTCTGTTTCAGTGAAGTCTAACAATTTGTTCTTAGCTAATAGTGATGCAATTTCCAGTGGTGCAGTTTCTGCATCACTTTCGGCGATAATTCTTGCCAATTCGATCGCAGTTCCGAATTCTTCGAACATTTCTTTATCTTTGTAAGCTTTATAGATATTGTATAGATTTGTAACACTCGCTTTTGCTCCTTTGGATGCAGAACCATACTTAGATGAAATATTAATTCGTGAATCACCAGAAGTTAGATAAGAATCATATAATCCCTGTGCAGATCCTCTTGGAAAATTAATCTTAAACTTTGAAATATCGTCAGTTCCTGTTATCGCTGTAATACCATCTTTAGCATTACCATCATAATGTCCTTTGATTAATGCAATGGGTTGTAATATCTCAGCAAAATAATTTGTGATTCCAGTTTCGGATAAATCACCGATTACAACAGATATTGGCTTACCAGCGATCGCTTGTTTGGTTGCTGTATATAGAGGTGTATCTTTACCGAACGCCGCTCCAACTTGTTGTAAAATATCATTCATTGACAAATTTTCCATCTTAGTTAGAAAATCAGTTGGTTTCAAACCAGATTTTTCTTTTACAGATGCTTTGGATTTGAATTCAAAATAATTCGGAGTTGAATTATCCCATTTAGTAGTTTTTGGTTTAATATATTTAATAAATCTTACAATTTTACCAGATTCTGCTTTGAAGCTGGCAACGCCGACTCCTGTCAGGTTAGACATGGGTTTGTTGACGGCAGTAGCATCAGAGATATTTCCTGCATCTTTTGGATTATCAAAAAATTCTACTTTCTGGAATAGGAGAATCTTTCCATCTTTATCTATAAATGGTTCTCCTGGTTTCCTACCAATTAATCCTTGTGTTTCTGTTAAATATTCAGTAAAAGATAACATTAAATTATTGCCTCTAGTTTGTAATAGCTGTAGTTAAGAGTGACATCTGTTGTAATTGGTACGACGTCTGTGACAGATGCATCATACTGCAAGGGCGATAGGGCAGTTGGGTATACGTCAACGAACGTCACTTTTGCAATGGGATTTTGTTTGTTTGATAAAATGAACAGTGTAGCATCACTGTATATATTAACCCTGTTTGAATTATTTGGCGAGGATCTTGCAATTGATTTATAGGAATCTAGAGATTGTGGGTGTCCGATCCCAAACATCCAGTTATATATTTCGATGTAATTTGCAAGATTTTCTTGAACAATGAAATTCAAGGTAAGTGGATCAAAAGTTAATTTATCACCTGGTAATCGAAGATCCAATAATGGAGTTGGTTGAATTATTTCCCCAAGAGATACACCAGGGATATTGACACTATAAGACAAATATTCAACATTTGGAAATTTGTTAAAAATTAATCGAAAAAGAGCTGGGTTTGTTTGATCAAAACTTGAGGGATTAAATGCCATCGACTGACTCCTGTATATCTATTTTTAGATTTGTAGTTCCTCGCCATAATCTATGATAGACCATTTTAGGAACGATTAGTTCTGTTCCTTTTATTAATTCTACTGGCATGGCATTGTCGAATTGAATCATCCATCCTACACCTTCTATAATATGCATCTTTCTATCT